ATTTAGAGGTAAAGAGATACCTGCTCCATTGGTCTCCGACCGCAAGCATCACATCGTCCTTGATAACTTTGAAGCAGTTCTGAAGTTAATGACACAGATAACAGATGCACCTTATCCTGTGGCTTTTGATTTTGAATCCAGTAGTCTGTCTCCATATGCGAAGGATGCGGCTGTCCTGTGTGTTTCGTTTTGCTTTTCAAAGGATACGGCATTTTGGCTTCCACTTGATTATGGAAGCCCTCCCGCCTGGACATCATCACAGCGTCTGGATATAGATAAACTTCTCATGGATTTTTTTCGGAGTTCCACTCCAAAAATCATACAGAATTACAATATGGAAGATGCCTGGTCTGCAAAGTTTTTTGGAACTGGAGTTGAAAATCTTCTCAATGATACAATGGTGACGACACATATCATTGATGCAAGAGATGGCATCACTGGGCTGAAGTATCAGGTCTTTCAAAATTATGGACATGATTATGCTGCTAATATTGACATAGAAAATATAGATGCCCACGAAAAAGATGAAGTTATCGACTATTCATGTCTTGATTCTCGTTATTGTTTTGACCTCCATGAGAGGCAGATGGTCACTCTTGAGGAGCAGCCTGACCTCAAAATGGCTTTTGATTTTTTTATGGAATCTATACCGTCACTCTCAAGGGCTGCAAGGGTTGGGATAAAAGTAGACCCCAAGATTCTTGATGAGCAGGAGCGTGATTGTGACGAGAAGATGCTTCAGGTACAGAATATATTTAATGTTTCTACCGTGATGAAGAAGTTTCTGAAACAGACAGGTAAAGATACTTTCAATCTTAATTCTTATAAGCAAAAAAGTGTGCTTTTCTATGACTTCCTGAAATGCCCACATCCTCCAAAGAAGACGGGTACTGGGGCACCTTCGACGGACCGGGAATCAATAGACTGGATTCGTGATAATGTTTCAAATGTTCTTGTTCAGGGTTTGTGTGGGGCCCTTCATACATACAGTCTCTATAGGACCAAGAAGGATTCATTCATAAAATCATGGCGAAAATCTTTGTGTGACGACGGGCTGTTCCATCCGGCAATGCTTCTTAACATTGCTGAAAGCTATCGTTCTTCATGTAGAGAGCCAAATGGTCAGAATTTTCCAAAAAGAAATGAAGAGCAGGCTGCAATTCGAAAGGCAATAGTTCCACAGCTTGATTGGCTTTGCGAGACTGATTCTTCGGGTTCTGAAATTGGTGTGATTGCAATGCTGTCCCATGACCCTGTGCTCGTCAAACAAATCCAGGATGGGTTGGACATCCACAGATACTGGGCATCGAGATTATTTGGACTTTTGGAAAAGGATATAACGCATGAGCAAAGACATTTTGCAAAAAACCTGTTTGTATTTCCTCTTTTTTATGGCAGTTATTGGAAGAGTTGCGCACGAAATCTGAAGCTTCAAGAGCGTATTATCAGGGAGATTGAAAGAGAATTTTGGAAGCTTTATGAAGGTGTCAGGGAATGGCAGGAGCAGTTAATAAAGTTTTATAAGAAATATGGTTTCGTTGAGATGCCACTTGGTTTCAGACGACATGGTCCTCTTACGGTAAATCAAATTCTCAATACAGCGGTTCAGGGGACTTCCTACCACATGCTTCAAAGGTCATTCAACAGGGTGGAATCTGATATGAGCAAGGAGAAGCTCAGGTCGAAGCTCATCCTTCAAATTCATGACTCTATACTGTCTGATCTTGATGATGAAGAAATGGAAGTCTACTATGATATAGTTATGAAGAGAATGACTGAAAAGCAATGGGAGTTCCAGGGGGATGTTCCCCGACGGGCTGAGTTCTCACTTGGCTTAAACTGGAAGGATATGAGGGTGTATAGACCTAAGGAATAACTTGAAAAAGGAGAAAGAGAAATGAGTAACAACAGAATCGATGCATTACAAAAAGAACATAAGGAGATGCAGAGAGGGTATGGTGAGAGGAGGATGACCTATGTTGACGGGGACGCTCTTGAGGAGTTTGAGATGCAGCAGTTTCGGTGTGAGGTTAGTGACAATTTCATCCGAATAATCCCGCCGGTCAAGGAGGGTTACTATGGCTTCAAGATTTTTGTCCATCGGAATATGGGTCCCAACAATGATGCTTTCTTGTGTCCTCTTTACATGAAAAGAGAGCATGATGACCTCAACATTGACCCGGTTTGTCCAATCTGTGAGCAGCGGGAAAAACTCCGTGCGGATGGTGCAGAGTCGGACATTCTGAGGAAGTTCGACTGTATGCCTCCTCGCGTACTTTTCTTTGTCGTAAATGTGATGGACGAGAAAACAGAAAAAATCGGCCCCCAGTTGTATGATGCTCCGTGGAAGGTGGCAAAGAACATTATCATGCTGTCCAAGGACCGAAGGTCAGGAGATATGCTCGACGTGTCGGACCCTGACATTGGGAGGGTTGTCGTCTTCAATCGCACTGGCACCACCAAGACGAACACTGAGTACTCCGGATTTCAGTTTGAAGAGCCAAGTGCTATTCCTGATGAATGGTTGGCTGTTCCTAAGTTTTCCGAGGTAATCAAGTTTGCCAGTGTGGAGCAAATGAAGAAGTCACTTTATGGTTACACTCCCGAAGATGTAGAGGAGGATGATGAGAATGGCCAGGATGAGGAACCACAGAGACGGCGCAGAAGGTCCAGTGAACCAACTGAGGAAGAAAGACCAAGAAGCCGTAGAGAGCGTGGGCCAAAAACGACTACTCCTGATGATGACAAGGAGTCTGAAGAACCCAAAAAGGTAGACCGTAGGCGGAAAAGGACCGAGAGCGGAACTTCTGAGACTGCTTCTGATGGTCCATCTGAAGAGCAGATTGACAAGAGGATTGAAGAACGGCTTGGAAACCGGAAGCAAAGGCTTGAAAGGAAGAAGAGAGAGGAATGAACCAAAAAGAGCTTGAGCACAGGCTTAAGATAGACAGAGAGAAGCTTGATGAGGAGTGTAGCGAACATGCTGAGCTCTATCATCTTGCCTCTTTGGAGGCTGGTAAGGCAAAGATGCATCTTGATATATGTAAATGGGATACTGATTACACAAAAGCTGTTGTTGCTCATCATCTTAGGACTATGCGTAATGATGAAGGAAAGAAGATGACGGAGAAAGCCATCGAAAGTGAGGTTCTCCTGGACGAAAAAGTTGTGAATGCACAAACTACGTTGATGAAGGCACATGGCGAATTTGTTGAGTGGAGGGCTATTTTAGATGCTTTCGAGCACCGTCGAAGCATGTTAAATAATACGGTCGAGTTAATCAAGTCGGGCTATATGCATTATGGTGATGGTCCGGTAAGTACTTCACGGTTGACAGATATGGAGAGGGAAATTGGTAAAACAAGGGAGCGAAGGCGCAGGGAGAAAGAAGCTTAGCCTTAGTGAATCGGATTTCATCGAGGATGAGGGAGAGGTTACAGATTTCATCTCAACTGGATGTACGATTCTGGACCTTGCCATAGCCGACAAACTTCCTGGAGGAATCGCAGCAGGTCGTATTACACATATCTATGGTGCAGAATCAACTGCAAAGACTGCTGTGGGAGCAGAACTTCTTGGGGCTGCACAGAGGCTTGGTGGAAGGGCTGAACTTGATGATATAGAAGGAACATGGTCAAACTACTTTGCGGATATATTTGATGTTGACTGTACTGACAAGGACAAATGGAGAAAGCTTAGCTCTGAAACAATAGAGAGTTTGTTTGACGAAAACCTTCCTACAGTAATTGAGAGGGCAAAGGACTTTGGACCGTCAGTCTATCTTATCGACAGCCTGTCTGCGCTTCCGTCGATGGTGGAACTTGATAAGAAGCTGGATGAGGGTGGATATGGTACCTCAAGAGCATTGAAGATGTCCACGGCGATGAGACGGGCCATCTCAGGCATCCGGGGTGGAAATCTGGCCCTTGTGTTTATTGACCAGGCCAGAACAGACATTGGCAAGTCTTTCGGAGATAGTGATGTTACATCGGGAGGCAGGGCACTGAAGTATTATGCTTCAACGAGAGTCAAGCTAAGCCATTTGGCGCAGATTAAAGAGGGTGATAAGGTTGTTGGCGTCAAACTTAAGTTTGAGATAAAGAAGAACAAGATTGGTCCTCCATTTCGGAAAGGTGAATTCCGTTTAGTGTTTAATTACGGCATAGACGATGTAGCTACAAATCTTGAATGGCTGATGCACACAGCTAATTCGATTAAGGTGAATGACAATGGAATGTCTGATAGGAGAAAAAAGAAACAGACAGAGACGAAATCCTGGATATTTGGTGATATTCGAGGTCGTGGTTTGATGGGTCTTACACGGAAGGTCGAGGATGCTGGTATGGAAGAAGAAGTAAGGGCCAGAGTATGGGAAGTCTGGAAGAAGATTTATGTACCCTCTGACAGGAAGCCAAAAGTACGATGAACGAAGATAGAGAACAGCTTCTGAAAGACATATTGAAGTCAGTGGGTGTCGACTATTCTCCCACGAATAGAGGTGTGATGAATGTGGGATGTCCTTATTGTGATGATAAGGGTTATCATTGTGGGATTTTTCTGGACAGCTTTCGGTTCTCATGTTGGAAGTGTCATGAGACAGGAACGTTGTTTCAGTTGCTTAGCAGTCTGGTTGGAATGACATGGAGTGATTATAACATGGTGATGTTGGGATACCCCAGTTTTACTGATGTTCCGGCCAAGGTGCAGATAGAGAAACTGGTCAACGGCGAGGAAGAGGTCAAGGAGATAAAGATTGTAAGCTGGCCTCCTTCGGGGTTTTCAGTACCAATAAAAAGTATGGCATATGATACGTTCCTACGGGCGTTCTTACAAAGACGTAGGCTGTCTTTGGATTTCTGTGCGGACATGGGTGTCAGGATTGGTCTTACAGGCAAACTTACAAATAGGTTTCTTATGCCGGTTTTTGAAGATGGAAAAGTCGTAGCATATCAGGGTCGAGACATGTCTGAATCTTCAGATATGAAATATTATTCGTCTGATAACATGTCCTTATATCTATATGGTTATGATGATGTCAGACGCGAAGAGAAAATTGTCATAGTTGAGGGTATTTTTGATTCGTGGAGAGTGGATAATTCCGTGGCTACATTTGGTACCAGTATTAGCAGTACACAACTAAAAAAACTGTTTGATTTGAGACCAGCGGAGATAGTTCTTGCCTGGGATATTGGGGAGGATGGTTCTGATGCATATTGGGTTGCTTACAAGAAAATGAAAGAGCTATCAGACCTGTTTGGATGTGGTGTTGTATCCATGCTTACGCTGCCAGTAGGGAAAGACCCTGATGACCTTGGTGAGGCGAGGATGAAAGAGCTTCTTGACAGCAAATCTCATAAAATCATGGAAATCGTTGGGAGCAAATAGACATGACTGATAAGTCTTCAAAGTTAAGATGGTGGGGAAAACTTCAGGAGCGCAGGATTGGAGGACTTATTGAGGCAATGGCCGCTAAGTTTGTATCCAAATATCCACTTTGTGGGTTTGAAGATTTGGTTCAGGAGGGATGGCAACTATTCTATATGAAGCGTGGCAGATTTAGTCAGAACAAAGGAGCAAAATTTACCACGTGGTTTTATAGTACGCTTAAGAATTATTTGACGAGTTATGTTAAAAAAGAATATGCAAAATGGTCGGTAACTGGTGACATGGCACCTATGGAGGATATAATATTGGCGAAGAACCAATGGTTGCCCTCGAATCAGTGTGACATTGTTAATATGCTTGAGGTTCTTGAGATTGTGTTATCTCCTTATAGTTATAAGCTTTTGAGGATTTATATGTCAGAAAATCGTCTTCTTCCCATAGCAAAGATGGCAAGGGAATTGAAGGTTAGTGAAAGAGATTTTTCATATATGCAGCGGGAACTTCGTACCACGGCACAGTATTTCTTTACACAATGACAAAGAAACCATGTTTTTCGCGGTTATATGATTGCAGAACAAGAGAGTGTCAATGCTGCAGTGTGGCTGTGGACTGCTTTCTGCAAATGAAAGGAAATGTACATGACAGACAGCTTTCTGATGGAAAAATAGTGGCTGTAATGCAGATATTGAATAAGCATAGGTATTGTACTGCAAGCTTTCTCGGCAAGGAGCTTAAAGTTAGGTTTGGTCGAGGGGTAAATATCTTCCATTACCTGAGGATACTGAAGGAAAGGGGTCTTCTTGACGTGACGGTTGAAAGCAGGAAAAGGTTGTACTCACTCAGATAACAAAAAGGAGATAAAAATGAAAGTGTCACAGATATTGAAAGGAACTGTTCCTGTAGGAATATGGTATGGAAGGATAGCTCTGCAGATTAGATTTAATAACCAGGTTGTGAGTCAGGATGAGATAGCTGTGCCACAGCTTGTTGACAAGATAACTGACATATATCCACGTGCAAGATACATTGTTCTCGACGGCGATGTGCCAATCAGCAGTCGTGACGACCAACTATTCAATCTTCTGCAATTATTCAAGACCTGGTACAGAACCAGGGGCTTGGTTAGGGTACTTCTCAGAGTGCCTGGAACTGTCAACTTGTCTTCGGTAATACTGGACAAAGGCACACGTTCATTCATGGATTTTGAAATTGAATGGAGGAGAAACTCTGTCATAAGTAATCTCATAGGCGAGGAAGCAACGCTGAAAGAGACAGATTCATTGTTTTTCGAGGTAGGAAGACAGGAAGACCTTGACCAGGTTTTTCATGTTCTTAATACGTTTCTTACCCAGGGACTCAAAGGTTTGGTTGTTACAATTCTGGTAAGAAATCCAGAGGTTTATTACAAGATGTGTACGAAAGTACTGGAAAGAAACGGACTTATCGAGCATTTTGATATATTGGTTATGAAAGCATAAAAAGGAAGTCAGATGGGGATAGATGAAAAGAAGGAAGACCTGCTTAGGATATTCTTTGATGATGGTAAGACTGAAGTCCGGCCTATTGACAGAGTTGTGTTTATAAGACGAGACCAGCTTCTTAGTGAGGAGAATCTTAGAAAATTAACGAAAAATATACCAAGTGCAGACATGATACTTGTATGTATTGAGACTGTGAAATTCGTCCAGGTATATCCCGCAGTATACAGAGAGACAAAAGGAATACAGAAAAGTGGTCGTTAGGATGTCACCATGCCGAAAGCTGCTATTGAACTATGGGGAAAAATCTATCAATTTTCTGTGGATAAACAGACCCTGAGAGTTCTTGACGAGAAGGGTGAGATTAGCCGTAATGGGTTGAAAATTGTCTATCTCGGAGAGGAATCTCCAAGGAAATCTGCCATAGCTGAGGAAGCGCGGAAGATGACCCATGAGAGGTTCTTTCGTAGGGCCAGCATAGACGAGCGATTGGTGGTTCGTGCTTGGAATCGAGACCCTTACATCCAGGGAAATCATAATAGTGACACTAGGGAAGCAAGAAACAGTGCTGTTCCGTTTGGTGAACTCAAAAATGTTATGCCTACCGTTGCCAAAGCCTTAAAATTCATTGGTAAAGATGAAATTCTTCGCAGCATGAAAATCTACTTTGAGTTCTGTGGTAAGGGTGGACACATTTGGCATAAAGTCAATCATGGCTTTCGACATGTTGAGGGGTTTTTGAAAAAGCTTATTGCATTGCATAAAGATAGACAGCGTGGCTGGTGGGATATTCAGGATGACCCTGGGCGCATTCTAAAATCCACGCTTATGTCAAATCCTCTGGCAAGAAGAGTAGCACATTCTTTTGCTTATAATTTTCTCAATATGGACAAGTTTATTTTTGATGATGACACCAGACCCAAGGATATTGAAAATTTCATAAACTGTGCAGCAAGGATTAAGTCATTTGTAAAATGGTGTAAGAGGCGTGGTGATGGGGACGTGACGGACCGGGACGTGTTGCAGGGACTTCTTGAATGCTTGGACGAGCTTTTTGTTCAGAGGGAAGAAAAAGTCTATACCTCATATTTGTGTTCACCAGCAATTTGGAAGCAAGCTTTGCCACAGCATCTTCGGGACAATGGGATAATAAATTGACTGCGCAGAAGATTACTACACACGTTCAGGACTGTATATGCCTCCTGTCGGTCACGAATGCTGAATTCTTGAGGCTGGTTAGACCGTACTTTCGACCGGAGCTCTTACCGTCGAGACAGACGATGACTGTTATAAAAGCTTGCTATGAATATTTTGATATAACCGGGCAGGCCCCGGATATGCACATCAGAGATGTGATTGAAAACTCCATGAGGGGTTATGGGAAAGAGGATAAGGACCTGGTATACAAATATCTGGACCGTCTGATGAATCTGAAAGTTCCAAATATGGGTTATGCTTTGCACAGACTTAATGAGTACATCAAGACGAGAGAGTTTGAGATTGGTGCTGTTGAATTTGTAAAGCTTGTTGAGCAGGGTAAGTTTGGGGATGCTCAGAGCCTGATGTATGATGTTCTTAAGAAGGGTATTGAGAGGGAGGATGCAGGTCTTGATTTCTTTCAGGACCATAGTGATATGTCATACAACGAGAACTTCCTAATGCCTACTGGATTTAAGCACCTTGACCCGTTTAGAGGAGGTTGGTATAGAGGGGAGTTTGTCTGTGGTCTTGGAGGTTACAAGGGTAAGAAGTCATTCTCAGCGTCATACATTGGAAGTTATGCTTTAATGTTTGGGCTCAATGTTCTTCATGTGACTCATGAGAATTCCATGCAAGAGACTGCTGAGCGATATGACAGGGAAGTGGTTGGCTTGGTGAGGCCAATTCATAATGGACAGGAGCGTCCTTTCTATTATTTTCATGAAAGGTCAAAGAGCATAAGAGAGAGAATGCTAACCAAGCCTTCAACTCTCGATTTTGAAGCAAGGAAGGAGGCAAGAAAACTCCTTCAGCGGTATGGTGGTAGACTTTTTATAAAAAAATATCCTATGAGCACTTGCACAATGGGAGAACTTGAGCGTTACCTGGATTATCTTGAGCGGTATAAGAATTTTATTCCAGACGTGTTGATTAATGATTATCCGGAGGTGATGAAATTCGACCCTCGTAAGCAGACGAGAGATAACATCAATGAGATATACAAGGACCACAAAAGACTTGCCGACGAGAGGAATATGCTGGTCATCACGCTCTCCCAGGCCACAAGAAAAGCAATTCGGACACAAAGGTTGAAGATGGGGGACTTTGCCGAGGACATCAGGAAGCTTGGTAATGTTGATACTGTCTATGGTGTATGTCAGACCTATAAGCAGGTAAAGAAAAGGATTGGAACCATATACATAATCGCTGCCAGAGAAGGTGAGATGGATATAGGGTGTGGCTTCGTTATGAATCTTGATTTTGGACACTTCTGTACTGAGACATTTCCCATAGAATATTCAGGGTCCATAATAGACAGCAGTGATGAAAAAGAAGTTACCTCAGATGACTTTGACCCTGAGGATGAGGATTATTGGGATGGGAAAAATGATAACACAGCAGGAAGTTAAACTTCTTGAGGCTAAAGACTTTGAGCATATTTTCGGTCATGAACTTGACGGTTTCAAACATAAACCTCGTCATCATCAGTATGCTTCTGCCCTTTGGTCATGGAGGAGAGACAGGGTATTGCTCCTTCTTGGCATTGGTACAGGCAAGACGTTTGCATCATTGCTTATTACACATCTTTGGAAGCGAAAAAAGGTCTTAGTTGTGTGTCCTAACTCGGTTAGACAGACTTGGAAAGAGGAGCTTGAGAAGCACACAAACGAGACTTATACCGAACTTGTTGGAACCAAAGCACGAAGAAAGAAGCTTCTTGAGAATAAGACACGATTTTACATAGTCAACTATGAGGGGTTGAAAGTCCTGTTTGGGCGTAAAGTCAAGTTGGTGGTTCGTAATACAATCAGAAGCAGATATGTGACAGACCATGATGCTATTATGGATGCAGGGTTTGATTGCCTGGTTATTGACGAGGTCCATCATTGCAGGAATTTTATGACGGTGCAAACGCAGATTGCCTATAACCTTTCAAAAGTGGCGGGAAGGTGCATTGCTCTTACGGGGTCACCTGTTGGGTCCAGCATGACTGATTTCTGGTCTGAATTTATGGTTCTTGACCAGGGTGAGACCTTTGGGCCTATGGAGACTGAATTTCTGCACAAGTATTTCAACAGCTATGAGATTTCTGTTAATCCACGTTGTACCATCGTGAAATGGTCTGTGAAAAAAGGATGTAGGGAAAAGATATTGGAACTTGTGGAAAAAAAGACACTTCGCTACGATGCCAAAGAGTGTTTTGACATGCCGAAGGTGACCTATGAGCGTCGATATGTACAGATGACGGTGGAGCAGCTTCGTATCTATTTTAGCATCCTTAATGACCTGATTGTGGAGTTCCAGGAAGGAAAAATCAAGCTTAACAATGTCATCAACAAGACTGTGAAGCTTAGACAGGTCATGTCTGGATTTATAATCAAAAACGATGTTACTCCTGAGGGGGTTGAGGTATCAACACCGATTCGCCTAAAGGCAAACCCAAAGCTGGATGAACTGGAAGACCTTTTGGGTGAGATTGAAGGCAAAGTAATCATATATCATAGCTTTGTCGAGGAAGGCAGGATGATTGAGGCACGTCTCAAGAAGATGGGAGTAAAGTATGCCTCAATGCGGGGGGAAAAGACTGACAGGCAGGGTGAATATAAGAAGTTCAAAAGACCTGATGTGAGAGTGCTTGTGGCCCATCCTGTCGCAGGTGGTGAGGGGCTGAATCTGCAGGAATCCAATGTGATGATTTTTTTCTCCCAGGTAGGTGGAGGGGGTATCTACAGGCCCCAGGCTGAGGGCAGGATAGTCAGGGCAGGCCAGGAGAGACCCTGCATCATTGTAGACCTTCTTGCCAAGGATTCCTCAAGTCCTGACGATGAGACCATTGATGAGAGAATGTATACTTCCACCCAGGGTAAAAAAGATTTTGCCAAGAGTCTTCTCGACTGGCTGAGGGACAGATGAAAAATAATTACAGATTCTGTCAGAGCTTTGAAGACTTTTGGCAGTATAATAAGTAAAGGGCAAAGTGATGCCTACAAAAATGCGAAAGGAAATAATGAAAGAACTTGGGGAGACCCTCTGGACCGTCCTCCTGTCAAAGTCTACATGGCCAAAAATGGAGTTAGGAAATGGGATGTGGTGAGTCGATGTGAGTTTGAAAGAATCGCTTTCGTAAAAAGTCTGATAAGGGTAATAAACATGATGTGTGGTTGATGAGGAAGTTGACATGATAAAAGCAATAAGGTTACAGGATTTTCAGAGCCATAAGAAAAGTGAGCTTGTGCTTACGCCAGGAATGAATTGTGTTGTCGGAACTTCCGACTCTGGAAAGTCTGCAATATTGAGGGGTCTCACCTGGCTGCGGGCCAATCGTCCCTCCGGGGTGTCTATAATAAGAACAGGGACAGACACAGCCATTGTGGAGATAGAGGTGGAGACCAAGAGGGGTGAGTTTCTCCTCACACGGGCCAGGAGCAAGAGCAAAAATGAATACCGCTGCAATGACGCCGAGTTTGTGGCGGTTGGGAAGGACGTTCCGGAAGAAGTTACTCTTGCTCTTGGCCTGCAGGACATAAATACTCAGCGACAGCTTGACCCACCGTTTTTGATTTTTGAGACGCCTGGCAGGATTGCCGGAATTTTTAATAAGTTCACGAAACTTGATACAGCGGAGAGATTAGCAACAAGGATAGCACAGAATATTCGGCAGAAGAAACAGGCCATCACAAATAAAAGTGAAGAGATAGAAAAACTTGGCATCTCAATCGAACAATATGACTGGCTGGAAAGCTTCAAAATATCGGTAGAGATATATGAGGAAGTAAATGTCCAGCTTGAGAAGAAAGAGGAAAAGAAGGAAGAACTTTTGGACCTTATTGAGAAACTGGATAATGCCGACGAGAATCTCCATAAGATGAAGATAAGGTATCAGAAGATTGTTAATATGCAGGTTAAGGCAGATGGACTCTTTGCCAAATATGAAAAGCAGCAGACTAGGTGGAACGAGGCCGAGGTAGAGTTGAGCAGGCTTGAAGCTCTTGTTTCCGAGATGAATGAACTGGCTGGAAACCTTGCCAAGGCGGATGTCATCATACCACCTCTCAAGGATGCCTTGGACCTTTATGACAGAATAATCGTTGTGACTGGCAAGATAGCAACCAAAATGGAAGGAGTTGTTTGTCTTAGTGAAATACTCAATTTTATAGACACTGGAAATCGGATGGCAAAGGAGGTATATGAAAAGCTAAAGACCAAAAAAAGTGAGTTGCGCTCTGTGAGCAGGGAGCTTTCCGATGTGGGGGTCTGCCCGTATTGTGGAAGCTCCCTCAATTCAACGACAAGAGAGTTTTTGATAAGAAATCTGGATAAGGCGTAACCAGGGCAAGGCAGGATACGGCTCGGTGAGGCATGGCACGGCAAGGTGGGGCAGGGCAAGGCTTGGCGCGGCGAGGCTTGGCATGGTGAGGCAAGGCAAGGGATAATTTAATGAAAAACAAGGAGAACAAAAATCATGGCAAAGAAATTAGACGAACCTCGCACGAGAGCGGAAGCAGGGACAAGGAAAAAGGTTGTACGGACGGTACGGATTTCAGGCGTGACGGACATCATGTTCGACCGTTATGCAGGAGACAACGAGACGAAGCTCGAAGTCTGGCAAAAATTATACTTGGGTGGGGAGAATGGGAGACAGATAATGCTCCCGGCGGAGAACATAATGTCTTTCCTCTCGGCCCAAAATACCGATTCTGCGCCGAAACGCCTGCTCGACAGCCGAAAGTATAAAGCTTTTGCATTGGCTTGTGGGTCGTATGTTTCAATTTCTCCGGAGATGATACCGTTTCTCCGTAATGACAAACCCATATTTTTTGGCGAGTTTGACGGTGAAGTGGACGCTCTAAGTGGGGTGTTCATTCATCGGTCCGTGGCACGGCTGAAGGATGGTATTCCTAATTCCAAAGTGAGACCTGTGCTTCCCATGCCTTGGGAACTGGAGTTTGAACTGTCATTATTCCCAAACAAGCAGATTCAGGAAACGCAACTGATGAATATTTTTACTGAGGGTCTCATGTGTATCGGCCTTGGGACGTTCCGGGGTCGGTATGGTAAAGCCAAAGTCGTTCTTTGGAAGTAAAGCCGGGCGCGGCGTGGCACGGTACGGCAAGGTGGGGCAGGGCTTGGCGAGGCTGGGTGTGGCTAGGCAAGGCAAGGCAAGGCGAGGCGAGGCAAGGGATAATTTAATAAAAATTGTGGAGATATAGAGTGAAAATCTGCTGTACAGGTGACTGGCATTTAAGATCAACAAATCCAAGGAATCGGGTAGACGATTTCTTCAGAACACAGTTAAGCAAAGTCATAGAGGTGTTCAAGGTTGCAAGAGAGCATGATTGCAAAGCCATACTGCAGCCTGGAGACTTGTGGGACAGCTATAATCCGTCAAGGCTTCTGATGGCTGTGTATATGAAACTGCTTCTGGATAACAAGAACATCCCCGTGCTGACGGTCCTTGGACAGCATGACATGGCAATGAGAAGCTTTCAGGCGGTTAACAGGACAGCTTCATTTCTATTTGACTGTGCCGGAGCATTGAAAATTGTTGGTCTCGACGAGAAACCTTATTTTCTTGTTGAGGATGAGAAGGAACCCAAAACTGATGTAGTGGCAGTATGGGGAATGTCATTTGGACAGGGGGATTATACACCAAAGAGGATTAAGGATGTATTCAATATTGTTTTGGCCCATGCCTCCGTAGGAGACAAGGCACTGTATGAGGGACATGAACTGACACATCCAAAGGAGTTCCTGAAGAACCGTCTTGAAGCCGACCTTGCCGTGCTTGGGGACTATCATTATGCATTCTCCGATGAATATGAGGGACGTCAGATATTGAACACAGGATGTCTTGTTAGGAAGACTGTAGCACAGAAGGACCTCGAACTTATACCAACTGTAATAATCTATGACACCAAGACGAGACAGATGATTGAACATGTGTTGGAGTTTAAAGATGTCGAGGAGGTTTTTAGCATTCCTGAGCTTGGAATGCCAAAAGAACATGCAGACATTAGGCGATTCATTGACAGGCTTCATTATGAGAAGGTGTTTTCAATGAGCTTTGAGGAAAATCTGAAAAAGTTCTTTGACAAGGCCAAGGTAAATTCCAATGTGTCTAATTACATAATTGAAGAATTGGGGATGGTATCAGAGGAGAGTAAGTCTTGACCGCTTGCAGAGGGAACGTGGTTGTCTATACCTGCTCATCACCGACTGTGTTGAGATGCTTGTAATGTCTCCGAAGGAAGTTGAGAGAAAATCAAAAATAAGAGGAATAACTAATGACTAAAGGCATAACACCCAAAGATTCTGAAGAACTGATACGGTTGAAGGAAAAGAAAGAGGCCCTTGATAATGAAGTAAAGACCCTGGAAACGGCTAAGAGTCAAGGTGAGGGAAAACTTGACGGTCTGTTTGACCAACTTGAGCAGAACTTCGGGGTGTCTTCAATCGATGATGCTGAAAACCTCCTGGAGGAAAAGAAGACCGAGGTCGAGAAGCTCAAGAAGGATAAGGTCGCACTTGAGAGAGACCTTGACATGGTACTTGCAGACCACAAGGCAGAAGAATGATTATGAGGATAGTAGTTCATACTTTGTGGCACAATGATGGGATGAACAAGCAGGCTGTAATCAGTTTTGAGGGAAGAAAGCTGTACATTGAATTTGGA